CGCGCTGTACGTGTTCGGCCAACAGTTTTTCTCCTGTGTGTAACAGTCGTGCTTCGGCAATCATGTTTTTGGCAAGCGGTGTAAACCGCCCAAGTTCTGCGTAACCGACCACGACTCGGCGACGCTCAATGTTTGGTGGGCAGGTTGCGTCCACGGTCGGCGATAAGGCGAACCTGATCGTGGGGTCTTTGGCAAGTTCCTGCACGTTGTCCCACAGCTCTGTAATTGACTCGGCGATAAAGGCCACGGTGACAAGCACCCGACCGTCAGACAGGTTGACGCATCTGGTCGCGCTATATCGGGAGTCGTCCAGCGAAGACTCAATCGCCACGACCCCACCACTAGGCACGTCACCTGTGTATTTCAATGACGGCCAACGCCCAGGCTCAATCCAACCGCGCACAACACTCACCCAAAGGTTAAGACTGGCGCGCAGAAACGACGCTCGATCAGGGTTAGTTGACTCTTGCCTAATTGTGTCCATGTCCAACGTGTAACCAAGTGCAGGATTACCCCACGCCCATGACGCAGGATGCAACGGGTCAAGGCTTGGGTCAGGCGACCATTCCGCCATATACATCGTGGACGGCTCGCCTTTGTCAATGGCTCGAATGCCAGCCTCACGCCAACGCTGAAACAAGACTGATTCTTCGGTGCCTGCGGTGCTGAAGAAACACGCCAACGGGTTTTTTCGTGCGCGCTGTGCAGGCAGGAGCCCCCCTTCGACGGAATCGGGGTTGACATCAAATAATTCGTCCACCACACATAAGTCAATTGACATACCGTGACCTTGATTGGGTTTCAACGCCTTTACCCACCACTTGCTGCCGTCTGGCATCGTGGCCTGATAACGGCCGTAAGACTTAACGATCTTGGCGCCGTAATACTCCTCAAGAATTGGTGCAAGATCATCAAACAACAAGCAAGCCAAATCCAGTCGGTGAGCACCTGAAACAATGGTTTGTTTTTGTCCACGTATCTTTGGCATCTCGACTAACCAGGCGAGAATTAGTGCTTGAATAATAGTTGTCTTACCATTTTGGCGCGCCACCGAACAGAGCGTTGAGCGATGAACAAAGTGATTGTTTTCATCTACTGCTAGCATTTTTTCAAGTACATGCTTTTGCCACGGCATAAGTGTTACGCCAAGAACCTTCTGGGCCATGTCCCCCACAAGTCCCCCGAATGAGCTGACGTAGTCCGGGCTGATCGTTTCCAGTCTCGGCTGGTCATGGCCAGTTACCGCTGGTTCAGGCTGGTTCGGGCTGGTGGCGACAAAATCTTCATTGGGGATCGGGGTCAAATCATTCGCATATAAAAAAGCGTTAATTGCTTTCTCTCTGTTTTGCTTTGCGTTTGCCAGTTTGCGATTCCGATGAATTGCTCCACGTGCGCTGTTGCATGGCTTGCAACTTGCCACGTATCCGTCTTCAAGCGATCCACCACGATCCACTTCTACAAGGTGATCTAGTTCTGTTGCTGGGTTGCGATGGCACCAATGGCATGTTGGGCTGTCTCGAAGCAGCTCATGTCTAGCTGACTTGTATCTGTCGGTTGAGTATTCTGGGTTTTTCATTGGTCAAACAGCGTTTCTTGTTTGTTTGTTTGTTTGTCTATTGAATGATGATCGCCATGTTCAATGCCTTTCATTGCATGGCAGTTATGGCATAACAATTGGCATTTGTCTATTTCTTGTTGAACTGTTTGTTCGTTTGTTTTTGATAACAACCGCGCAACGTTTGCAGTCTTAAGTGTGCGGTCTATGTGATCCCAGCAGAACATTGGCAGGTTTTCATCAGTAACGATTAGTTCTATGCCGGCATTGTAAATCGGATGCAATACGCAACGGCCGCGCAATTTCATGTTGGTATGGCTTAGCGTTCTGTTGTCTTTTCTACGTGCTTTTTCATACGTTGATATGCCTAGGCGTTTGTTTGGGTTGGCTTTGCGTTTGCCTCGAATACAGGCCATTGAGCAGTATTTGTATACACGGTTTGCGGTTGGGTACACGGTTTTTGATGTTCCACATGTTTCGCAGCTGTAGGTGACGGTTTGCCGTGTTTTGGGTCTCCCGCGCTTCGCTTGGGCTGGCGCGGCGCAAGCGCCTTGCCCTTGGGTTGATGTTTGACTCATGCGTGTGTGTCCGTGTCTGTGGTGTTTTTATTTTATATATTCATAATAGGCAGGTCTTACACAGACAGTTGTGTGAATGCTCCACCCTCTGGATTGCCCATCCCAGATCCCTTTGCATTACACCAGTCTGTTTACTGATCGCCCAGTCGCATTGCCCAAACCATTTCGTCTTGCATGATTCGAGGCGCGACCGTCTACCCCTGTTACCAGGTGTCATCCATCCGCCCTGCGACAGGCTTAGGTCTATGCAACTAGCCGATTGTTTACTGTCTGGGATTGCTGAGAGTGTAGAGAATGTACTCCATGTCGCTGGGCTTCCAGACAGCTGCATGACAGCCAGCCATCTCGCAAGCGTTTAACCAAATCTTTTGTCCAGGCGTCAACTTGCCCTTTTCTGCCTTTAACTCAATTACCAATGGCCGACCGCCTTGGAATGGGTGCACCATGAACAGATCAGGAAATCCCACGTCGCCTTGCACGTTGGTCATCCACCGTCCTCGAGTGTTCTGTGCCGGCAAATCATGATGCACTAGCCATCCGTAACGCTTAGCAACGCTGATCACCATGTCCTTAAAGTCGGCTTCGCTTATCTTGGCGTCTAACTTCACTACAGCGATGCCGTCCAAATCTTGTCTGCAAGGTGATTGATTGCCCACCTAATCTTTTGCTCGGCTTCATTCTGTTCTTTTGTTATTTGTGGATAAAGGGCTTGTAGCCGTTCTATCGCGCTAATCAACTCACTTAGTTCCATGTAACAATTTCCTTTCTTGCGTCATAAGCATTTAAAGCAGCAATTAAACCTTCTTCTGGTATCGCACTAACTGCCACCGCTTGCCATTTTTCTAACTCATCGCGCAAATCTATAATTTGTTTCATTTGCCGACGATGTTGTTCTAAATGCTTTATAAAGCCGTCAATTAGTTCTTCTAATGTCATTTCAATACCTCAATGATTCTGCTTGCTTCATGTGATTTCAACAGCTCTAACACGGCTTCGTCGCTGTTTAGTTCGCGCTGGATTAACTCCAAGAGTCGAAGATCGTCGTACCCGCCATCCTTGGCCAGTTTCTTGATGTAACCGATCTGCTTTGGCGTAGCGAATGCACCAGAGGGTATGTGCACTTTGTTTGTTGACTGTTCCTGCCCACCTAGACGCTGCACTTTTTGCATTTCTTCACGCGACGGCCTAGCGCCTTGCTTTGCCAAGCCCATGTTGCTCAAACAGCGTCCCAAACTAGACGTTTCACAGTTCTCGATAAAGCTGGTCATATTGACCCCGCGATCGGTGTGTATTTCGTGCGCGTAACCTGTTGCGGTTGGGTTGGCGTCGTCGCGATGTTTCCAAACCACCGAGCGAACGATGCAGGAATCGCCGTCATAGTTCATCAGCGTGGTTTCTACGCGACCGTCTGGGTATTGCTCCCAAAATCGCGCTAAGCGTGTTTCTACCGTTTCGTAGTTGCTTAGGTCAAAGCCCATTAGATGCCTGCCCAGACGCTTAGACGTTGTGCATGGTCATGTGCGCCACCGCGCTTGGCGTATGCCAGTTCGCCTGTGTTGCGAATGATGCCACGACGTGCAGCTGCGTTTAGCCGTCCAGCGATGCCCTTAGTAACTGGGAACTGGTCGCCCAGGTGTTGCCAAATGTCGTCAGATGTAAAGAACCCTTTTGTGCGCGCAACGTGCACGATTGCAGCATCTACTTCGTTTTGTTGTGGTCGTGTCCAGCGCGCATCAGCAGACGACTGTGACGCCAACATCCCTTGGATAAATGGCGTCTGTTTTCTTGCCGGCACACGGCCGTCACATACGAAGTGTGTTTTGCCTTGTATGTCTGGGTAGGCGATTGTTTCTTTGCAGATCGTGCAGGTTTTCATTGTCGGAATCTCCTTGTCGGTTAGGAATGTGCTTGTAATGCTTTGATTGCTAAGTCAAGTGTAGTCACATCGTGCAATGGCATTGGTTCTTCTAATGACAACGAGTTCTTCATGCCTTTAAGACGTTGAATAATGCTTGCGTGCGGGTTAGTGCTTATGTCTGCAATTTCGTTAATTAAATTAAAGATTGCCATGTCGTGTTTTGTTGTCATCATTTGCTCCATTACCATTCGTCGGGTTTCTTCTGATAGTTCGCCTTGATTCCATGCCACACCTTCACTCATTTTGTTGCACTCCATGGCCCCCAGCCGTAACCGTGACGGTCAACGCCGTAGTTGTAAATCGCTAACGCTGCGATCAAATTAGTTTGAGCCTGTAACAGGTTTTCTGCTTCGGTAATAATGCCGGCATCAGTAAGCC